AATGCGACGGCATCGTGGGGAACGATCGTCGGCGTGGCGATTGTGTCGGCGGTGAGCGCTGGCGATGTGCTGTTTTACGACAATGGCATGGCCGATCAGCTCGTCGGTGCTGGCGATGACGTGCAGTGGCCGATTGGCGATCTGGACCTGACGATGAGTTAGGAACAACGGATTGGGAGAATGGTTCGGATCGGGCACCGTGGTCGATGAAGCGCCATGCTATGGCACAGGTGAAGGATGACGGCTACGCTGGCGACGGCGGATGAGAAATCGACGTTTGCGATTTCGGCGGCGTTCACGGACGAGAACGGGGCGCCGGTGACGCCGACGGCGATCAATTGGACACTGACGGACCTGGTCGGGAATGTGATCAATAGCCGGTCGGGAATATCGGTTACGCCGCCGGTGAGCACGGTGACGATCGTGCTGTCGGGCGCGGATCTGGCGCTGGACGGGCTGGGCGATCGACTGCGCAGGCTGACGCTGAAGGGGACATACAATAGTAGTCTGGGCAGCGGGCTGCCGTTCGTGAATGCGGCGCAGTTTTCGCTGGAGCGGGATCCGACGACGAAGGTGGTGACGGTGTTGGCGGGGGGGGTGTAACAACGGATTTCTTGAATGAGCGGATATAGACACGGATGAGTGCGAGTAAGGATACTGTCGTCAATAAGCGTATCAAGTTGGCCAGCGCCAGGCCGCACCCGCGAAACTATAACCGGCACGACGAGGCGCAGATCGAGGACTTGCGCGAGTCTCTGCGCCAGTTCGGGCAGGTACGCAGCGTGGTTGTGCAGGCGTCGAGGAGGCAGAACGGCGATTATCTCATCGTCGCCGGCCACGGCATTTGTGAGGCAGCGAAGCTGGAGGGATTCAGTGATCTGCGCGCGGATGTGATCCCGGCATCGTGGTCACCATCGAGGGTGCTGGCGTATCTGGCGGCGGATAACGAGCTTCCGCGCCAGAGTAATCCTGACGAGGCGCAATTGGCCGCTATTATCGCGGAGGTCCAGGAGCGCGAGGGGGATGTGCTGGCGAGATTGGCGGCGGGGGAACAGCAGGCACTCAAGCGGCTGCTAGCGTTGAATGCGGATGGCGATCACAGCATGAACTAATTATGGCAGGGATGAAGATTACGCAACCCTTTGACCCCAAAAAGGCTCAGGGAAATGTGATTCGTTGCAGCAGGACAGGAAATGTTAATCACGCAACCGAGAAGCCTGTAGATTTAATTGCCACAATCTTGGACGTAACAGACATGGCGAAAGTCATCTATGATCCTTTTCTCGGCTCTGGCACAACTCTCATCGCTTGCCAGAACCTTAACCGCTGCTGTTGGGCAATCGAAATCAGCCCAGCCTATTGCGCCGTTGCTTTACAGCGCATGGCTGATGCGTTTCCGGGCATCGAGATAGAGCGAATCGAGCATGGGAAAGCAAGGAAGCACGACACGGATTCGGGCACGGATGCACGGATGCCGCGATTGATTGAGTCTGGGAATGGCAAAGCAGAAGCAAGGCACAAGATCAAAGCGCGGGCATAAACCGGGGAAGCCGGCAGGACCAGGCCGGCCTACCGACTGCACGCCTGAGAGGATCAAGGCCATTACCGACCTGATCGGCATCGGCAACTATGCGACGGTCGCGGCGCAGGCGGCGGGCATCTCGGACGCCACGTACTATAACTGGCTCAAGCGCGGCCGAGAAGGCGAGAAGCCTTTTTTAGATTTTCTGGAGGCCATAAAAAAGGCCGAGTCGGACAGCGAGACGTACCGGGTCTCACGCATCATTTCCGCGTCCGCAGAGCACTGGCAGGCGGCGGCCTGGTGGCTGGAGCGGAAGTTCCCGGAACGGTGGGGACGCAGAGATAAGGTCGAGTTCGTCGATTCGGCTCAGGCGCTCAAGAGTCGGGCGAAGGAGCTGGGCGTGACGCGCAAGCAGATCGAGGGCGATCCGCTGCTGGCGAGTTTCTTTGCCGCAGCCGGCGTCGAGGTCTCGGAGATGAACGAACATGCAGGCTAGTCCGATTGCCGACGAATTCATACGCGGCCTGCCGCAGCGCACGCTCGTCGAATTGGCCGAGAGGCGCATGGCGCAAGTTGTCAGCAAGCAAACGCCGATGAGCCAGGCGCGCCGAGACGCGGCTCGCAACGACGACTGGAACGCTTGGCTGCTCGAATGCGTGCCGGGATTCATCTCTGCGCCGTTCGCGGAGCGGCACATCAACCTGTGGAACTGGCTCACGGGGCTGACGCCGGGCGTCCGGCCCAGGCCGCGCGTCGAGATCTGGCCGCGCGGTGGGGCGAAGTCGTCCACGGCCGAGATGGGCAGCGCGTGGATTTGCGAGAGGCTGTCGAGGCGCGTTGTGCTGTACGTGTCGGGCACGCAGGATCAGGGCGACAAGCATGTGCAGTCGATAGCCGGCATTCTGGAGCAGATCGGCATCCCGCGCGCGCTCAACGTATATGGCTCGTCGCGCGGCTGGCGGCGCCAGGAGTTGCGCGCGGCGAATGGGTTCAATGTCGCGGCGTTTGGGCTTGACGTCGGCTCGCGTGGCGTGAAGTTCGATCAGTACCGGCCCGACCTTATCATCTTCGACGACGTGGACGATCGGCACGATACGCCGAACACGGTGGAGAAGAAGATCGAGACGATCACTCAAAGCATCCTGCCGGCCGGCTCATCCGACTGCGCGGTGCTATTCATTCAGAACCGGGTGCATGCGCGCAGCATCGCTTCGCGTCTGGTAGATGGCAAGGCTGATTTTCTCCTCGACCGCGCGCCGATCGTCGAGGATCCGGCAATGCGCAGCCTGGAGTACGAGGTCGTCACGCAGGACGACGGGGCGGCGGCGTATCGCGTCACGGGCGGACATCCGACGTGGGCCGGCCAGGACCATACGACGTGTGAGCGGCAGATCAACACCTGGGGCATTCGGGCTTTCAGGCGCGAGGCGCAGCACGAGGTCGCGGACGCCGCCGGCGCGCTGTGGAAGCGCGAATGGATCGAGGCTAATCGCGTGGCGAGTGTGCCTGCTCTGGTGCGCGTGGCGACGGGCATCGATCCGATGGGGAGCACGAAGGCCAGGGAATCCGAGACGGGCATTGTGACGGCCGGCATCGACAATCGCACGCCGCCACATCTCTATATCCTGGATGATCCGAGCCTGCATGGGACGCCGTCCGAGTGGGCGCGGGCGGCTATCGCCTCGTACACCAAGCACGGCGGAGATCGGCTCATCGGCGAGTCGAACTTCGGCGGCGAGATGGTGGAGCATACGCTGAGGACGATAGATAGCCGGGTGGCCTACAGCAGCGTCAACGCCAGCCGGGGCAAGGCGGTACGGGCCGAGCCGGTGGCGGCCGCGACGGAGCTGGGGCGCGTGCACTTTGTCGGATATTTTCCTGCTCTCGAAGATGAATTGTGCACGTGGAGCCCGGGCAAGGGGCCATCGCCGAATCGTTTAGATGCTCTCGTGTGGGTGGCGACTGCGCTCGGGATTGTCGAGGGGGCCGGCATCGCTGCGACTGAGATGCAGAGCCGGGTGATTTTGTCGGAGGAGATTTTTGGGTGAGAAGGTGTTGAGGTGTCAGGTGTTGAGTGGTGAAGGAGGGTGAGATGGCGAGTGTGTCGAGTCGGATCAGCGATAAGGCGTGGGGGGACGTCGATAAGACGACGCTGGGCAATGCTGTGGCGAAGGCTTATGCGAGCGGCAGCATCACGAAGGCGCAGATCCGGCAGATCTATCTCTACGTGCCGGATGAGGCTTTCGACAAGGACTCGGACGGTAAGCCGACTTTTGCGCACAGCAAAGCCAAGCTGCCGGTGGCGGAGTTCAGCGGCGGGTCGATCACGATCAATCGCAACGGGGTGCATGCGGCTGCGGCTGCGTTGGCCGGCGGTCGCGGCGGCGTCGATTTGCCGACGGCGGATATGGCGGCCGCGAAGCGTCGGCTGCGCGGGCTGTATCGCAAGCTGAAGGAGGATGCGCCCGACTCACTGAAAGAATCGCTCGAGCCTGTCGAGCGCGGCCAGCCGCTGGAGGAGCTGGTCAAGGGTAGCCACGACTACACAATGCAGCAGATCCGCGATGCATTTCGCAAGCAGTTCGTGGCCGGCATGGGCGAGATGTATGGCTGGTACATCCAAGAGACTTTCGAGGATCACGTCATCGTCTCATCGTGGTCGAGCGCGGAGGCGCTGAAGCCAGACGAATACTACATGGTCGCCTACGAGAAGGATGGCGACACGTATTCGTTCGCGCCGCGCGACGAGTGGGAGGTCGTCGAGCTAGCTTACCAGCCGCAGACGAAGATGGAGAGCATGCGGGTGGGGGGAACAACGGATCAAGAGGATGTTACGGATCGGGGGAGCGGCAAGACGACAAAAAAGAAGATCAAGGACTTCATCGAAACGATTGAACACGCTGTCGAGCTGGTCGAATCCGAAGATGGAGACGGGAAGGAAAACACCGAAGGACCGTGGCGCATCAAGGCGATCGGCGTCACGGCAGATGTAGTCAACGGCAATGGTCGGCGTTATCCGGCTGCCGTGCTCAAAGCGGCTGTCCATGAACTCAAAGGACATCTACATGAGAGCAGAGGCAACGGCGGATTGCGCAGGACTTCTATCACGACCGGCGAATCGGATCATCCCCGGGATAAGGGGTATCGGCTGCCGTTGCTGGAGCAGACTGTGGTCAACTGGGACACCATCGATTTTGATGGCAAGCACATCTTACTCGAAGGCAACCTGTTAGGCACCAGTCGCGGCAAAGACATCCGTGCTCAGATGAAAGGCGGGATCCAGCCTGGCGTGAGCCAGCGGGCCGGCGGTGATTCCATCATGGTCAAGGAAGGCAAGACGATCATTGAGGAGGTCACCGACCTGGTCATCAGAGGCTACGACATGACCGCGCAGGACATGGAGAGCGATCCGGTCGCGGCCATCACGATGTTTGAATCACGCGAAGATAAATCAGAGGAGGACAACATGGATCCCGAACAGATCCGCAAGATGATTCAGGAGCACCCCGAATGGTTCGAGGGACTCCTGACCGAGAAGATGGACAAGATGACCGATGCGCAGTTGAAGGCGTTCGATGAACACGTGCGCAAGATGCTAGGCATCAGCGAGGGCGACGACCTGGGCAAGGCGCTGCAGGAAGGCGTCGACGCCAAGAAGAAATTGGCCGAGATCGAACGCAAGGAAGCGGTGGATAAGACCATCACCGAGGCGACGAAGGGCTTGCCTTACGGCAAGAGTCTCAACGAGAGCTTCGTCGAGGAGCTGCACGAGGTCGCCGGCGCGGGCCAGGCCGACCAGGTCAAGGGCATTGCCGAGAGCATGCGCAAGCGCTACGACAGGATGGTGTCGAAGCAGCGCATCGAGAAGATGGGCGGCGGCAACGGCGATGGCGTGCAGGTGCTGGGGCCAGTGCTGGAGAGCGAGGCCGGCGTGCCGGAGTTCGCGCGGGCGTCGTTCCTGTTCACCGAGGCGCTGGTCAAGGCCGGCGAAGGACGAATCCGCAACTACGCCAAGATGGCCGAGCTGAGCCGCAACGAGGTGTTTGCGAAGGCGTACCTGGAGCGCTTCGACAAGGTCTTCGGCGGGTATCTCAAGATGGAATCCAGGATGCTGGAAGAGGCCGAGACAACGGTCGATCTCAACCTGCCGTACAGTGTGAGCCGCGCGATCGTGGCGGAGGCCATCCCGCAGTTGATCGCGACGTCGGTGTTCGATGTGGGCGTCGTCGATCAGTCGCCGCTCAACATCTGGTTCGAGCGGTTCGCGGGCGAGACCGGGTTCACGGTGACGGTGACGGACGAGGCGGTCACAGCCGATACGGGCGTGTGGGTCGCGCTGGCGCAGAAGCGGATGACACCGGGCACGGTGGTCGTGACTACGTCCCCGGCCGGGACGACCTACGTCGAGGGCACGGACTACGTGATCGACTACGAGCTGGGCCAATTCATGGCGCTGTCGGGCGGCGCGATTGCCGATGCGGCGGCGCTGCTGGCCGACTACCAGTACACGGCGATCCGCAAAGGCGAGATGGCGACGATCGAGCGTGGGGAACTGCAGCTCACGTATCAGACGCTCAACTGCGCGGCCGATCGGTTGGCGCAACAGATCTCGAGCGAGGCGGTGGTCTTCGGCCGATCACAGCTCGGATGGGATGCAACGACCCGCACGCTGGTGAGTCTGATCGACCAGATCCGGCGCAAGGTCGATCAAGGCCTGCTGTACAAGGCGCTGTCTGCATCGCTGCGCGTGGCGAATAACTCCGGCGGGACATGGGATTCGGCCGCGCAGACCGACCTGGGGTACGACTCGCTGTCCAGGGCGGTCGGCTCGTCGCGGACGAAGATCAGCGGCGCCGGGCGCTACTATAAGCCGAATGCGATCGTATCGAGCGAGAGCATCGGCGACCTGGCCGCGAACTGGAAGGGGTTCACACAGGCCGGCAGCCGGCCCGATGCGAGCCTGAACGCGAACGGCTTCATTGGGAAGATGAAGGGCTTGCCATGGTTCGGCAGCCCAGACTTCAGCGACGGCTATATCCTGGTCATCGATCGGCAGGTCGTGATGCATCGGGTCTATCAGCCGATGCGCCTGGACGGGCCACACAAGAGCCGCGATGCGACGACTGGCAAGCTGATCGCGGCGGAGGAGTGGTTCGCGGAAGAGTACAACGGGTCGCTGGCGCCGGTGTCGGAAAAGGCGTCGCATGTGGTGGTGACCTAAGAGCACGACACGGATTTTGTCACGGATACACGGACAAGAACCGATCCCCCTGCCCTGCCGTCGCGGCCAGGGCAGGGAGAATTCAGACATCTACACGAGAGAGGAGTCGAATCATGAGAAAGCAGATCATGCAACTCGCGGCGGTCGGGGCGCTTGCGCTGCTGGCCATGCTGCTGTTTGTCGTGCCTGCGCTGGCGGTCGGCGGGCCGGGCGATCCGGAGCCGGGAACGGTGGCGGGGATCACATCCTACAGCGCGGATTCGCGCATCGTCACCGGGTCGATTACGACGGTGAACTCGGCGAGCCGGCGCATCAACGTATGGCACGCGGCGGACGTGTTCCTGGTCGTCGATCTCGGCGCAAATGCGGTGGTGACGGTCACGCCGCAGCTCAGTTGGAATAACAGCGACTGGGTGAATGCGCAATATCGTTGGATCACGACGACCACGCCGCAGGAATCCGTGTACCAGTTCGTGGTCTCGGCAGACGGCAACGACTATATCCGTCTGCCGCTGGCCGGCGAGTACCTGCGGTTTTCGATCACCTACACCGGGCCGGTGACGTCAACGATAGGCGTGACGCTGCGGAACGACTAGCACGCACGACACGGATTCGGTCACGGATGCACGGATAGCACGACACGGAGGCGGCTCGCCGGCGCGGGCTGGCGGGCCGCTTTTCAGGAGGTCGAGATGACAGAGGCAACGGCCGCGGCTAAGGCGCTGGCTGAGGAGAGCGGCATCGACATCGAGCAGGTTGAGGGCAGCGGAACGGATGGCCGGATTACTGTTGAGGATGTGAGGCGGGCGATGGCGGAGCGGGGAGCGGGGAGCGGGGAACGTGAAGCGTTGCGTGAAGTTCTGGCGGAGAAGAAGGCGCCGGAAGCTATCGCTGAAGCCCGGGCTGCGCTTTCCGAGATGGTCTACGTGCGCATCGCGCAAGACATCACGCATGCGGTCCTCGGCGGGAAGATTCTGCTGAAGGGCGAGACGCGCCAGGTGACGCGGCTGCGGCTCCAGATTGCGAATGCGGCGACGCCTGGCCGGTTCGAGATCGTTGGATGAGCACGACACGGATTCGGTCACGGATGCACGGAAACGACTGAAGTCGTTACCACGCATGGATAGGATACACGGAAACGATTGAAGTCGTCACCACGCATGGATACACGGAAGACTGAGGAATAGGGCTGATGTCGGTCGCGCTTAATCTTTTGGTGCAGCGCGTGGTCGCCGACGTGCCGGCGCGCGATGGGATCCCGAGCCTGGAGCAGGCGCAGATCGCGGTTGTCAATGCGGCGCGCGCGCTGGGCCGGCGACGGTCGCTGGTGCGGTATTCGACGATCGCGGTCGTCAGCGGCACGGCTACCTATAGCCTGCCGGCTGATTTCGTGGAGCTGATCCAGCTCGATAGCCCCGTCAGCGCGAGTGGCAGTGTGATTGTCTCCGGCGCTGGGCTGATTCCTGTTCCTCAGAGCTGGCAGGAGACGTATGCGATTGCCAATCGACAGATCACGTTTTATCCGACGCCGCAGTACACGCTCGTGCGCAACATCGAGTACAAGGCCGGCTACGTGCTGGACGCGAGCAATGTGTACACGAACATGGACGAGGATGCCGAGGAGCCGATCGTGCACAAGGCGTGCGCGGAATGTCTATATCTCCAGGCGAACAAGGCGGCGGCAGATGCCTGGCAGTATCAGATCGGCGACGAGCGGGTGAGCAAGGAGAAGCTGGCGAGCGAGTTGCGAGCGCAGGCCGAGGCGCTGGAGAAGAAGTTCGAGGCGGCGATTGCGGGGGGCATCGGGCAGGTGGGGATGCGGGCGACGTATCCGAGCGGGAGTTATTCGTAACACGGATCGGGAGAATTGACGGATCATGAACGAGCAAGCGGAAAGCGCTGGGCATGCGCATTGCTGGCACGAGGTCGAGACGGCGAGCGGCGCAAGGTCGCGCGTGGTCGTGTGCTGCTGGTGCGGTGCTGTGGAGGATACGACGCTGGGCCGGGAGACGCTCACGCATGGGCCGTATGCGCCAAAGCGACGCCTGGAATTCAATGAGTCGAGCTAAGCCATGTTGACTGATGGTGATCGGGCGCAGATGCGCGCGGATTTGTTGAAGGTGCGCGCAGACCGCGAGGAGAGTATCGTCATTCGGCGCGGGACGCAGACGCTGACCGCGCAGTTGGTGCGCGTCGCGCGGATGGGACAGGGGTCGGCGCAGAGACGCGATAGCGCCGGCGCGGAGCAGGCCGTGCAGCGCGTGATCGTGGCAGGCGGGGTGGATCTGAACATCCAGCCGCAAGACCGATTCAACGATGGCAATGGCACGCTGTTCGAGGTGGTGATGGTCAGGCCGAATCGGAGTGCGGCGGTGGTGGCAGAGGCGGAGATGGTCGAGTAGTCGAGTGGTCAAGTGGTCGAGTGGTCGAGTGGTCGGGTGGTCGGGTGATTGAATGAGCTTGCTGGATCGGGTGTTTCAAC